TCTCTCGTTTGAATTGTATTATTGCGCATCATGCGTCAAATACGAACTAAACCCCCATCGTAGCCAATAAACCATCTAAGGTAATATCAGCCGTTGCAACCGATAACTTAAAAGTCGCTTTTCCAGGGTTATTATTATTTGCTGCATAATAAAGATATAACTTACCATTTGCTTCAATTAAACAAGGATCTGCCATTTGGTCTACCTCGTAAACATCAGACCAATTAAGCAATGGATTTGCAGGGGCCTTTCCCCAATTCAATCCGTCATTCGAGAATAGCAGAATAGGAACACTTGGCAATGAGCCTGTCATACTTTCGTGTGCAATCATATAATGTTTTCCACCATGTAGAAATGGCTGTGGTCCACCAAGCCCGATTTGTTTTTCGTAGGGTGCTATTCTTGGCCATACTGTATCTATCGTCCATGTAACTAGATCGGGACTTGTTATCCTACCTAAATTCCACGTAGCAGAACCACCCTTAGACTCTACCCACATTACCCATTGCGACCCATCAAAATACACACCAAGATTACCCAATGCTCCAGCATCAACAGCCCAACCAGCAGAATTTAATTGTGTTATTGTGAATATATCGCCTTGCTTTGTCCAGTTAATACCATCCGAACTGGTTGCATAGGAAATAGTATTTGCACTATTTGAAGCATAAACCATGTAATATGTCGTTCCATTTTTAAATACATAGGATAGTCTAGCGTATCCTGATTCACCACCTACACCATTTCCGAAAACTTTCGTAGCAGTGCCAAAATTAATACCGTCTGTACTTGTAGCGTAATAAATGCTTGGCAACGCATCTTTCGTACACCATAACTTAAATACACCATTTTCATAGATACATGTAGGTTCCTGCGCACCGTCTAATATACCTATATTTTTCTTTGTAAATAAGTCGGATACTGTCAGGTTTACTTTTGGGTTCCCTGCAACTTGCAAACTCTTTCCACCCAAAGGTAGTACGAAAACAGTAGATTTGCGGCTATCACCTACATACAAACAACCATCATAAAAACTTATTCCACCCTCACATTGCACGGGCAATACTATAGTTTCTACCACTACGCCTGTCTTTGTGTGGATGCGATAAACAGTGCTGCCCTTATCACTGACAAAAATACTATACCCATCGGTACACATACCTGACGCATTAATTAACCCTGTAGGATAAGCGAAACTATAATTTACTGCACCTGTAGAATAGTTGAGATTATAAATGAGCCGGGTTGAATCACATGCGACAAACATGGTTGTTAAAATTACCGCACTGGCCCAGGGGTAAGTAAATATGCACATAGCATTGACCACAGCAGGGGCAGTCAGTGTCAAGCCTGAACTCCATGCGCCACTATTGCTAAATTGATAGATAAAACCATCACCTTTTGCCATCAGGAACCGACCGTTCATAACATCCGAATAAGCTATTGCTGTAATGTAAAAACCAGCAGTAGCATGTATATAATTTTTGTTGTACTGCTGTTTTTCATAGACGGCTATCATGTCATCATACATGCTATTCATTCGAGCAATCAAAAATCCACCTGGCCCGAGTATTATCCTTCTGTCTATGGGTCTTAGCCAATAGGACATATCATAGGATTTTATCGGTAATTTACCCGTATTACTAATTGTTAAGTTCGCAGTTTGCGCCTTATCCGACAGACGGTCCTGCTCAATTTCCTCAAATCTACCACCAAGGTCGGTAAAAGTTTTAGCCTTAACCGCAGAAATGTGAGCACTACCAACTTCGGCATTTGCATTAACTCCGATAAATGCCTTTAGTTCAGTTTCGGCTTGTGCGAGTGCTTGCTGAACTGTTGTTCCTGTCAACTTGGTCATTCCGGTATTATCAAAGGGTATTTTGGTAGCAGTATGATCTAGGCTTAGCTTATGAGTAGTCAATGCTAGTGATTGAGCCGTATCAACTCCATTTAGAATATTGATTGCTGTATCAATCTCAGTTTTTAAATAATATATTCCGCTATGATCTCCACTTGATTTATGAGCATTTAGTGCATTACTTTGAGCCGTGTTGTATCCATCAGCCAAAGTCTTTAGTGCGGTTAGAAGTACTTGTACGTCATTGCCTGTCAACCCTGCTATAGTTTCTACCCCGATAAACTTTGCACCGCTTAAACTAGCCGTGACAGCCTGTAGTCGTGTTACTATCGCTTCTACTACGGTCTGTACATTAGCCTGTGTGCCAATAGCAGGAATTGGAGTCATAGCTGTATTATTTGCTCCGCTTACTCCTGCTCCTGTAGCGTTGAGAAGATTAACGACTGCGTTTAAGGCTAATCGCAATTCTTCGCTTGGTGCTTGCATATTTGTTTTAGTTACAGAAGGTATCCAGTTTGGATAATCTGGTTGTGCTGTATGGTCAAATGTGAAAGTGTCTTTTGTTACAAATGGCATTATCTCATCTCCGTTCCTGCGTCGAATTCCACGCGCAAAGAAATTACGCTCATGCCTTCGTCTAAAATGCTATTGCCGAATCTGAATTGAAAGTAGTTGGCTCGTTTAGCCATACGTTTACGCTTTACTACTGGATAAAATGAAGTGTTATAAGTGAAGTTTTTATAGCTGAATTCGGCATAACTGAATGCGCTCGTTTGCATATTCAAGGCGACTGTCATGTTACTTCGACGTGAACGGAAGGACAGCTCCACCGAACCAGATCTCATAGGCTTTGCCACCAGATTAACGCGATTAACAACCTTGACCATTGTTGGCGTACCGGCATTTTCTTCCCTAGTGTCATACCATGCGTCAATTGCCGTAACATCATCGTTCAATAGTAACGGATCGAACTGATAAACAATTCCCTCGGCATTACTACCAAAGCAAAGTGTTTCGTTTATTACAGCAAAACAACTAGCTGGAATATTTGTGTCGTACAACCATGCGTTAGTCTTGAAATCCCAAACATAGCAGACATCGTTGACGCAAAGGCCGTAGTAACCATTGAAGTTGTACGAAACGGCGTTTACAAGATTAGTTTCATAAAGCAAGCCTAATCCTATATCCTCTGCGCTTCTGTTGATTAAATCGCTCAAGTCATTTACACTAAGGAAATTATTAACGGTAGTATCTGAAGTGGCTTGCATTATGCCACGTTCCTTAGACGCAAATACGACTGAGTTATTAACTTCCTGAACTGACCCTGGGATATTACTTCCCTTTGCGCTATTAATATCCGCGTAGGGGAACACGGGATAAGATCCCGGACCGTCAATATAACTTAACGCTCCATGTCCCTTGCTATGGATTACAAGAAGATAATCATACAAGTGACTTAATCCGACGACATTACCAGGGACCTTCTGCCAAGCATCATCAGGCCAGTAATCAGGACTGAAATTTTCTCCATACAAACGGCTATGCCATACTTGGTCAGGAAAGTTTGGATTACCAGTAAAGAATACGGTAGCGCTTGTCTTGCCACCATATACCTCAGCAATCGTGCAATTCTTGATATACTCAGGATGGGCTAGGGAAGCCTTATAACAAGTTATAATCACATTGTCAGGGTTTCCTTTTATTGGAGCGATTAAAAACGTCACTACCCCGGTTACTCGATTGACAGTGAAATCAGTTGTTTCTAATTTAGTTACGCCATCGACCACAGCTACCATTGTTGCTGAGTCAAGGTTGGTGTACGGAATAGTGTAGGCGGCCGTACCATCAGCGGTAAACGAAATCTTAAATCCAGAACTAATCAGGTTGAAGTTCTCGTAAACTTCCCCTGCATTTGGCGCACCCAAAGGACTCCTACCAACCAAAACAGTTGGTGCATAACCAACTACATCAACGCAAGTAACCCCATTGTACGAGAGATAATTAGCCCCGTTGAGCATATACGAAATATCAGCAAGGGTAAAAAAAGTAGCCTTACTATTTGTAAGACCACTTTTTATCTCTGCCGGTTGTAGATTATTATCTTGGGTATAAAGCTTGGTACCATGTGCAATAAGGCGATAATCTGTTCCATCCGACTTATGATAGGTCCCTAAGCCCATAATTTTACCAACACCAAGTGAGGTATCGTAGAGCTTTCTGTAGCCTGGACGTTGAGTTATGGTTCTATCCCTTACCCTAACATTCTGCATTTGTGGGGAAAAGTTAGGACCAATAAGGGATGGAGAATCTTTCAAATTCAAGCCGCCACTAAAATCTGAATAAGTCAACTCGCGTGAAGTATTTTGAAATGAAGGCATTTTTAACTGCAATTTATTCGCATCTCCTTTCTTTTATTTAAGATGTTAACTATTCGCTGATATCTTTCTCGCCGTCTGCGTTAAGTCTGGAAATTTCCGCATTAAGTAATTCTATTTGAGATTCCTTAATGGCAATTGCCTTAGCCATTTCTTTGATTTGATTACCTAATTTATCAATGACCGAATTCGCGTCTACGTTCATGTTGCCATTCCCCCTAGTCTTAATTTTAAATATTCAATCTCAATTTGCATTTCTTGTATTGCATGGGTTATGGTTGGAATTAATACAGGAATATTTGGTTGATAAAGTGATGGTTTTTGATTTCCTGCTTCGTCCAATCCCTGTTTTACTTCAAATGCAAAATCAGAGTCTATCTCCATTAATTCCTGAGATATTACCCCTACTTTTTCATGTCTATTTCCATCCTTCCAATCGAATTGACGATGCTTTATTAACAATATTTTAGCTAGAGAACTTTCTGTTGTGTCAACGATATTTTTCTTCAAGGAACGATCAGATGCATAAATACTAACTCCCCAACTACTACTACCAGTATTAACAGACATATATGGTGGAGGCCCAGAGGCAATACCTATATGGGTTATTCCAGAAGTAAAACCAGTATCTGTGGGGACAGCTCTTGAAGAGCCAAGATATGATAATGTCGAAGCAGATGTGGCGTAGTTTGAATTTGTGGCATAGTTAGCATCTTGTGCATAGTCTGCTGTACCGGATGATGTGGCATAACCTGCACTTGTGGCATAATTTGCATTGCTAATTGTTCCATATATTGTACCTGTTACAGTTAGATTGCCATACACACTAAGGTCATTCTCAATAGAATCGATATTTGCTGTAAGTTGTCCTGCAGAGGATAAACCAATTACCTTAGCGGGAGCACCTTCATACATCCCCGCTATAAACTTAATATAAGGTAAGTTATATGAGCCATTTATTTGTACGCCCACATCTAATGCCAAATCTGTTCCATTATACCCCTTCATTGATGAGCCACTGACAGACAGGTAGTTAACGGTATTGGTCTTGAGCGTGACCCCAGTGATTGTCCCTGCTGATATTTGATTCGCTGCTATTTTACCTGTGACAATATAATCTTGGCCTAATTTTGTAGTTAATGCAGTTGTTGTAAGATAGCTTCCTAATGAAGTTGACATAGCACCAGTTGTAACATAACTTGATAAATCAGTTTCCCATCCAGCAGGAATAGTAGCTGGAATACCCTGTAGGCTATTCCATTCGATAACGGCGTTAGCTCCCAGTACAATCCCCTGCACGGCATTAATCTGTTCAGCAATCAAAGTTCCCGTGTAGATACCAGTTTCGCCTATATAGGTAAGATAAGTTCCGATATGCTCAGAAAGATTCTTTACTGCAACAAGTGGATCGTTGTGCTCAATGATTTGGCCTTTAGCTTTTTGCGCCCACATCTTCTCATAGAATTCGTTTTCGCTAGTCACAACATCACCATCCCGTTGAGTTAATGATGCCTGTTCCCGAATCCCCTACGTTAGGCCTGCTCTCGTTCATAAAGTTGTCAAAACGATTGAGCAAAACAATTCCAGGTGCTTGAGAACCAGTATCAAATAACCATTCTCCTGCACAAAAATATGCAAGATAGTTATGAAATCTACTTGATATCTCGGGAACATCAGTGTCAAGAACCAATGGGGTTGGGGTCTTCCAGTAATAAATTGTGAACGTCCCATCATAAACCCCGTCAATGACGATGTTTCCCTTTTCAATCGTGTAATCTGAAAACAGGACACGATGTTTATAATCATCTGAGCTATTAACAAATATTATCTTATTAACACCGATAAAGTCCGTTGGTAGAGGGTTAAGAATATAGCCGACATTTGATCCAACTTGGATGATGGTTAATATCGCTTCTATTTTATCCCTTTCAGCAAACTTGTTCTGCGCTGTATTAAGGTAATCAACGAAGGCAAGGCGAATGTCTGCCGTGTCGTTGAGGTCTAACGTCACGCCATCTGCGCTGTAAATGTTAGCTAACTTAAGAGTTAAGTCCCTTATTTCAGATAGGTTCAAGTGAAGTTCCTCCTTCGCCATCATAAGTAAAACCACATAATAAAAGATTCCCTAAGCCATTACTTTATTTTTTTCAACGTAGTGAGTGCTCTTTCCGTATCCCATCCGCAAGTTCCTATCCTGTCGCGCAACGTGTTATATCCAACTACACACCGCTCATCCTTACTCCACTGAGCTAAGGTCTTTATTTCCCCGAACGCTGTCCCTAGATGATTATTTCTCTTATTGTTGCAATTAACCGTAAATGTTACCCACTGACAATTATCGGGTTCATAATTTCCGTTATTGTCTTTGCGGTCTATTGTAAGCGTTTCATCGTATCCATTTGCAATCGACCATTCCCTAAATTTCTCAAACGAGTCCGACCATTCTTCGCAAATTGTTATCCCCCTACCTCCATAATTTCGATAGTCATCCCTATTTTCGTTTGAACAACGTGTTTTAATTCCCGACCACGTACGATACAATCTTGATCCGTATCCACTATGTTTTGTGTGTGAACGTACCGCACTCTCGATCTTTAAGCAGCCACAACTCTTAGAGTTCCCGCTACGCAAATTAGAGCCACTTACAATTAGTTCACTACCACAAGTACACCTACACAGCCATACTGTATTTGAATTTCCATAGGGGTTCTTAGCCCTAGCAATAACTTCCAATCGTTCAAAACTCTTACCCGTCAAGTCCATAAATTTTTTCATGATATTCCTTCACCCCTTGATCCTATTATACCATTAAGTCCAATGACTTACAAGGACTTGCAAGCATCTGCTTTATGATATATAGTATCCTTGAGGTGATATTTATGGCGAACAAGGAACTCAAAACAAGGACACCCATTTCAAACGCAGTTGACATTGCTTTATGGGAGAAACTAAAGAAGTACTCCGAGAAAACAGGAATACCATTATCAAAGTTGTTAGATAAATCCATAGCCCTTTACCTTGAGTCTGTTAGTAAATAACAGGCTCTTTTATATGTCTAGGATTAGCACAGCGATACTAGTTCCTGTTGCGTTAGATATTACTGACAAATTATTCTTCACTGTTATTTTTATTTGCAAGGTTGTCATAGCAGGGACTAGGAAGCCGTTTGATGTCGTTGCTGTCGTTGTGGGATGAAAATATAGAGGTTGTGCGCCTGTATTAGAAATCAGGCAGGGTCTTCCATTTATCGGGATATCGGTCGCCAACGCTACTAGGGCTGGAACTACTAGAACGTCGAGTGCTCTTGCTACGTGTGCCATTTGTTTTGACCTCCTTTGATTTTGGCTTTGGTTTTGGTTTTGGTTTAACTACTTTTGGCACTGTATCCTTCGCGATTGGACGCAGGACTTCGAGAAGTTGAGCAAGTAGGGAATTGTTAGTACGCATTTCTGCGCGAATGTCGTAGAGTAGTTGGCGATCCGATGTGGACCTGTCAATCTGTTCTTCTAGCATGTTGTTTCCTCCAAAAAAGGGAGAGAGCCGAAGCCCTCTCTTATACTTGAAATATTAAATTGAGTTTGGCTTTGATTTCGTTGAGAAGTAGGACCGCAGCGTCAAATTCGGGCTTCGTAGGAACTCCGACTGATGGTGATGCATTTGGTGAAGTTACCTTTGCTGTTTTATCGAGAATGAGAGTGTCAAAATTAGAGTTTCCCATTGTTTCACCTCCATAAAGATAAGGCGAGTATTACTACCCGCCTAGTTGAATTAGAAGCTTGTTGCGCCAGCAAGTCCTGGGGCAGAACAGAGGACAGCCTTCCAAGAATTGCAAGCAGCAGCGTACCTCGATCTGCCCTTCATGATATTCGCATCACTTGTCTCGTCAATATAACTCTTAGTCGTTAATGGGATGCGGTCAAGCCAAACGAGGGCTTGGTATGCTTCGTTGTATGCAGAGTCCATAAGCATCCAAGATTCCGCACCTGCGGTTGTTCCGGCAAGTGCTGTAAGATAGGGACTGAGGATTATCGTCCAGCGCCCGAAGTGGATCGACGCAGCGTTATTACTAGTCGTTGGGTTCATATCAGACCCTACGGCCTCAAACACTAGCTTCTTGATGCTTGCTTTGTCAGGGATGATGATTGTATCAGGGGTGCAGGAAAGAAGATTTGAGTCATCGTCTTTAAAATAATGCATTTTCTCTTCTGCGTAGCTGAGGTTATCGTAAGAAAAAGCACCATTATAAAGGTTGGACTGAGCAGGTGTTCCACCAGTAATTGAAGGATGGTCAGTTGCGAACATAGCTTTTTTGTCTGCCCCTGAAATGTCGAAGTTCTTGCCCATGAAAGTCATATTAGCTAAGTTACCGTTATTAAGAATACCTGCTGCAAAAAGCTCCTTCGTGCGATTATAAGAAAGCATAAAGGCAGAAGCACGGCTCTTGATCTTACCGATTTTAGCATCCTCAACCATTTCCTGCGTAACGCTGAATTGATTCTTCCAAGTCTCAGGCTCAATTACCTTTGAGTAGCCTTCCTGCATGGAAGATTCTGGGTACTTTCCGTTCTCTCCGGTTGGCAAAAAGTTACCGAGACTTGTTTCACTGGTGTACTTATTAGCGAAGTCCTTTGTTTCGTCCATATAGAAAACCTTATCAATGATAGACATTTTTTGAAAGGCTTCCTCGGCCTGTTCCAGCATCATTTTAATAGGCTCTTGCGATTTTCCATAGATACTGTCATTCACTCCACTTGCTTTAGAAAAAATCATTTCTTTCACTCCTTAAATTTGCTCATAATAAAAGGACCCCTCATTTCGAGAAGCCCAACCGATTCAACTAACTATGACCTATCTCCTAAAATAGCCCGAGACAGCATTAGCACCATCAGTCGCACTAATCTCAAACACTCCCGAAGTAACAGTCGCCGTTGCCAGCAATCCTGTAGCATCAATCGTAACCTTCGATCCAATCAATGTAGCTGCTACTACAGCAGAACTTGTGGTAGAGAACTCAGTACCCTCTTTAACGCGTGTGACAGGCAATGGTGTAACAGAAGTAGCCTCTGCCACTCTACTTGCTACAGCGATAAACTCAGGGGTTGCAGTAGCCCCACACTTAGTCAATCTCCCAGCTGTCTGTACCAATGCTTCCCCAAGGGTCGCGCCCTCTGCATTAGTTAAAAGATAATACTCGAATGGATCTTGCGCTCCGTCAATATTTCCTACTCGTTTAAAAGCCATTTAAAATCACTCCTATTATTTATTACTTGCTTTGTAATGTTTTTTGAACTGTTCGTCAGTCCCTTTGGGGTTAAATCTACGGTACTGCTCCATTACATCATCGGGCACAACAGTCATATCAGAATCCGTTCCCTTACCATTGCCCTTCACGTGAGCCTTACCCTGGATACTGTTCAGCGTGGCTTGCCGAGTGGCATCAGTTTGTTTAGCCGCAATCTCTTTGCGTTGCGAAGTGTAGTAGGCATCCACTAATGAAATGCCTGATTGACCGCCTTTCCATAACTGCCAAACTGCTTGAGGTACATCGTTCGCTTCAGCCATATCAGGAAATTCCTTGGTTAGTTCGCCAAAACTGTCCACAAGGAATCTGTCATGTTGTTCTTTTTCCGCGACTTTTTGAGTTTCAGCAAATGCTTCGTTGTTCTCTCTCGCCCGTTTAACGTCAGGATGTTCGGCAACAATCTTGTTAATCACTTCGGGGTCAATTCCCTTGTCTTTGTACTCTTGAAGTAAGGCTTCTTGTTCCTCACGTTTCAACGCTACATCAAGCTCTGCAAGCGTCTTAACTCCGTGGCTTTCACCATACTTTTCAGCGACATCAGCATCCGAGTAAACGCCATATTGACCATACTTCTTGGCTATCTCTCTATCTGATGTTCGCTGGGCTTCGATTTCAGTTACTCGTTTTTCCGCCGCTTCTAGCTTGCGCCTGTTATCAGCGAAGGCACGATCTTGTTCAGGGGTTTGCTTCGTTTGAGTGGCGGGCTCATCCACACTTTTTTCAGTGTCGGTTACGCCTTCCATTGGCTCTGCTTTTGTTTCCGGATCCGCAGTTTCTTCTACGGGTGATTCTGTTTCTAATGGTTCGGTTGAGACTTCATCTTGGGGTGCAGCGGAATCCCCTCCTACGCTACTATCCTCAGCAAAAAGCTGTAAGTTCATTGGGATAAATGATGTCTTAAACATTATTGTTCTCCTTGCGTTTGCACCCGCCGGCGTATTACCTGTCTAATTCCAGGAGCCATCCACTACTAGGCAAAGAGAAAAGGCGACTCGTATTGCCGCCTTAATATAAATAAATTATTTACCGGAACGAAGGTCTTTACCGGTGGATTTGATTGGCTTGGCGTTTGATTTATTGATGTTCGTCGCTTTGATGTAACCTGCGCTGTTTTGGGGGATCTTAATTTTCTCACTCATGTTGTTGCCTCCCTTCCTTAAAGATGGGCATATAATAAGAGCCGTTTTTTACGACTCGTCAGCTGGCATTTATTAAATTAAAGCAATGGCATCAACTACTTTCATAGCGTTAGATTAATTTAGCACTTCTTACCTTTCTTCATTGCCTTTTTCTTCGGCATCGCCACCCCAGGCATTCCGATACCTGGCATCGCCTTCGCCAACATCATGTCGATTTTGGCAGAGGTTTTCTTTTTGTCTGTAGGCTTCTTTGGGGTTTGTCCTTTTTTAGCAGGACCGCCAACCATTTCCCCTGAGCTTCCAATACTGTTAGGAGTTTTGTTTGCAGGATTAACCGCCTTGCCCTTTTTCCCTGCGAGCATTGCCTTGAATGCATTTTGTGCGGCCTTTTGTTTTGGTGTTGATGCCATTATTCGTTTCCTTCTTTCAATAAATCTTTTACCGAGTAAACAGAACAAAATATCTTGGATAAATTAACTACCATTGATTCAACGAATTGCATTTTCTGTCTCCTAACAATTGTGGGAGAATCTATTTCATCCATTAAATCATCTGCCATATCGCTTATATCACCTACGACAATGTGATAGAGCTCATGGGTAATTGATTCCTCCCAATGCTCATCTAACGCCGAATGGTCCTGATTAACGTGGATGATCGCTTCTTTTCTCAGTCTGTTTCTCTCACACATCATGGCAGTATCTAGGTTATCTGAATCGAAGATATGTTTCATTTCGTACTGGCTTATATAATCGACCGAAATATCCCAATTCTGAATACGCATTATTTTAGCGAGAGACTTTACAATTTCTTCGAGCTTTTCTTTTGAAGGTAGCAATTATTGTTGCCCTCCTTGACCTTGCATCATCTGTTGAATTATCTCAATCTTTTTATCATCTGGTAGCTGAGCGAACGCTTGTTGCTCTTCTGGTGTCATATTTTGCATAGCACCTTCTAGCAACTTTTGAACATCCACCTGTGCGTTTGTCCCATCTTGCGGTTGCTGTGGCTGTGGAGGTTGTTCTGTCCCCTGTGGTGGAACTTGTTCCGGTTGCCCGTGATCTACTTGTGACTGATATGTTTGCTCTTGTCCGGATGGCACTAATGGTTGACCGCCATTGGACTTAATACCGAGTTTTTGTAGGAACTGAGCTTGAGCGTCCGGCATCATATCTTTGTAATTTGTCGTGACCTTCGGAACGGTAGGCGGCGTTTTCGCCATGTTCTCCATTTGCTTATTGATGGTGTCGAGAATAATTTTAGCATTAGGGTATTTCTGAGCAACCATCTGAGTCCAAAAGATTACACTCGCAGGAGTGGCATTGAACCCGCCATATTTAAGTTGTTCGTTCGCTTGAGAAAATAGCCACATCTTGTCTCTTGGAAGTCCTGAACCCGCATCTGCTTGAAAGATAAAGTCTGTGTTGTAGTAAAGTTCTCCTGCTTTGTCTCGAACTAAGAAAGCATATTTATTAAAATCGCCGAATGAATCTTGACCGTTCGCATCTTTTGTAACATAGGGGCGAAGTTCATCATAGAAAGCGAGTTTAAACTCAAACATGGTTTCGTACATTTGCTTAAACGCTGCATACTTGTTTGATTCCTTAGAGCGCAACCGCCCGCTTGCTTGCTGAACTTGAATTTGTTTAGCGACTCCGCTTGTTGCCGTTGTGTCTGCCTTACCTTGGAAACTATTTGTAATACCGAGGGTTGACTGTGCCGACCTGTATTGCTGTTGAGCGAACGCCATATCATTGCTGATGTCGGCTTGTAGGTTCTTGACACCAAGAGCACTTAGTTCTGATTGCGTACCTCTTATAATCGCGTAAAGTTCATTTGTGAGATTGAGCCTGTGACCTTCTAACGCTGTGACGATAGCACTACCGCGCAGGATCTTTTCCTCAATGGTACTTACGACACGTTTCATTGCATCTTGTTGGTCACGAATAGCGTCTACGTCCGACTGACCACCAAACGCAAAGTTGAGAGGAATATTTTCTCGGACAATTAACGGGTATCGAGTAGGAGTAAAGTAGGGAACCTTTTCTCCTGCTTTTATGACTTCACCATTCGATATAGTTATGTCACTGTCGAGAGTTTCTTCTGTAACAATCTTTCCGTCAATACGCCTTGCATAAAAATTCGGCAAATCTTCTAGGACGGTATCATCACACCAAGTAAACTTGCTAACCTCACCATCGTCATTCTTATACCAGCAAACAACTTCTGTTACCATATCTGGATTGTTAGGCTGTGACGAATTGCCGACTAAACTATTCATATCAGGAAATTCTTCTCCGGCAGTATCCAGTTCAACGTCATAGCGCTTTTTGATAAATGCTTTTGTAACAGAAGAAACAATGAAGAAGTAATCCATCTTTTGAAGGTCCCATACGCCAATCTGCGGGATAATTCGTTTCGGATGAATTGATTCTAACGATAATTCCCCACGGTAAAGATGAT